TTATAAAAAATTAAAAGAAGTTCCAAGTAACGCACCGAAGAATGTAACTAACGCATTGTTCGTTGGTTCAACCGCTGATTTACAAAAAGTTTTAAAAGGAAAGAGTGAGGTTATTGAAGTTGAAAAAGACTAAGAAATTTTCTGACTTTTCAAAATTTTTGGGTATTGAAAGTGAGCCAATAGAAATGTTATCTGAACAGGAAATGATAGAACAAGGAATGATTGAACCAATAACAGATGATTGGTCGCGAAGAGGTGAACTGAATAACAACTATAAAGATGGAAGTTGGATAAATGGAATGCCAGAAGGATATACTCAAGACTGGTGGGAAAAAGCAAAACAAGACCCAGAATATATGAAAGCGAGACGCCTAAGACAAACACAAGAAAGATTAGCAATCAAAGACACTCCAGAGTATAAAGAGAGAAAGAGAAAATCTTCAAAGAAATATTATGACGCAAAGAAAGAAATGATATCGGCACGCAGAAAACAAAAAAGAGAAAAAGTAAATGAATCCAACATTAGATAATCAAACCGCTCAGATAACAGAATTTATACTGCCTTGGGTTGGACTTTTAATCAGTGCGATAATCGCAATCATGTTTAAAGACTGGGCGAGTAGTCTTGCGAAAGGATTACAGTTTAAGTGGAATCCAGCATTTAACGAAGGTGATAAAGTTATCTTAGATGGTAACGAATCTGTTATTGTAAAGATAGGAGCAAAAGAAACAGTCTTTGGTGTATATTCAGAAAGAGGATATACATGGAGATATGTTCCAAATGAAAGGATTGCGTTTCTTAAATTAGAAAAAGTAATCAACTCTGAATTACATTTAGATAGTGATGAAGAAAAAGCGAGAAAGTTACAATCCTTAATTGATGGTTTACAGAATGAACAAATTAGTTCTAATAAAAACCTAGCCAATTCTAATAAAAAAGAGATTGAGGCACTAAAGAATGACAAACATAAACAGTTATCTAGGAAATCCTAATCTTAAAAAAGCGAATGTTTCTTTAAACTTTACAGAGGAACAACTTAAAGAGTATAAAAAATGTATGGACAATCCATTACATTTTATACAAAACTATGTTAAGATTGTTTCACTTGATGAAGGATTAGTTCCATTTAAATTATATAATTTTCAAAAAGAAATGATATCAACCTTTCATGATAATCGTTTTACAATTTGTAAATTACCAAGACAGTCTGGAAAATCTACAACTATGGTATCTTACTTATTGTATTATGTTTTATTTAATCCAAGTGTAAGTGTTGCGATACTTGCGAACAAGGCGGCGACCGCAAGAGATATTCTTGGTAGATTACAACTTGCGTATGAAAACTTACCGAAGTGGTTACAACAAGGTGTTATGGAATGGAACAAGGGTAGTTTAACATTAGAGAATGGAAGTAAAATACTCGCGGCCTCAACGAGTGCGAGTGCTGTTAGAGGTGGAAGTTATAATATTATATTCTTAGATGAGTTTGCGTATGTTCCAACAAACATCGCAGAACAATTTTTTAGTTCTGTTTATCCTACAATATCATCTGGTAAAAATACAAAGGTTATAATAGTATCAACACCACATGGTATGAATATGTTTTATAAACTTTGGGTGGACGCAGAACAGAAAAGAAATAGTTATATACCAATAGATGTTCATTGGACAGAAGTACCTGGTAGAGATGAGAAGTGGAAACAAGAAACAATTCAAAATACCTCAGAACAACAATTCGCGAGTGAGTTTGAATGTGAGTTCTTAGGTTCTATGAATACTTTAATTAGTTCAACAAAACTAAGACAACTTCCATATAAAAATCCAATAAAGAGTAACGCAGGTTTAGATATACATGAATATCCAGTAAAGAATCATACTTATGTTGTAGTCGCAGATGTATCGAGAGGTTTATCAAATGACTATTCTGCGTTTGTAGTATTTGATGTATCACAACTACCTTATCGTGTTGTCGCGAAGTTTAGAGATAATGAAATTAAACCAGTGATTTTTCCAACTAAAATTCACGAAATCGCAAAAGTTTATAATCAGGCGTATGTTCTTATAGAGGTAAATGATATTGGTGACCAAGTCGCACACGCATTACAATATGATATGGAATATGATAATATGATGATGGCGGCGATGAGAGGTCGTTCTGGACAAATACTTGGTGGTGGATTTAGTGGTGGAAAGGCTCAACTTGGTGTAAGAACTACAAAAGCGGTAAAACGAATAGGATGTTCTCTATTTAAAACTATGGTGGAAAGTGAAAAAATTGTTATACCAGATTATGATATGGTAAATGAAATGTCTACTTTTATTAAACATGGACATTCTTTTCAGGCGGATGAGGGATGTAATGATGACCTTGTTATGTGTGGAGTGTTATTCGCATGGGCGACTGGACAACAATATTTTACAGAACTTACTGATATTGATATGAAGAAACAAATGATACGAGAACAACAAGACCAGTTAGAACAAGATATGGCTCCATTTGGTTTTATTGATGATGGTCTTGATGACCCATTTGGTGAAACACTTGTAGATGAATATGGAACAAAGTGGAGTTCAGTAGTTAGAACTAAAGATTCTGACTGGTAATTAGATAAACTCAATTAAATCATTATCAATCTTTAATAAACAATTCGCACATACTATTTTTGATTCACTAATCAATTTGTTTACTTGTTGTTGACTTGATTCATTTAGTCCTTTTCTTTTAGATAGTTTTCTTATTTCTTTATCATGTGGATGAAACTTTAGACAAACTGTTTCAGATTCTCCACAATGTAAACAAGATTCATTTTCAAGTATCTTATTTAACCATTGTACTCTCTTATAATAGTTTCTTCTTGCGACTTTCTTAATAGTTTCCTTGTATTTGTCATAATGTTTATTAGTCATATCATTATTTATATGTGAAAACACATATAAAAGAGGGTTTTTAGAAATAGTCTTTTTATAAATATTATAATAAACCGAATGGATTTTATGAAAAAAAATACATAAAGGAGAAAACTTATGGGATTTTTAGTTTCGCCTGGTGTACAGGTAAACGAAATCGACCTTACTAATATTGTTCCCGCTGTCGCAACATCTATTGCTGGAATTTCATTACCAGCAGAGAAAGGCCCAGTATCAGAAATTACTTCTATTGGTTCAGAAACAGAACTTATAGATATTTTTGGTAAACCAAATTCAAATAACTTTGAACAATGGTTTTGTGCTGCTAACTTCTTAGGATACGGAAACGCATTAAGAGTAGTTAGACCTCAAAGTGGTCTTTTAAACGCAACTGTTAGTGGTAGTGGAGTTCTCATCAAAAATGATGATGACTGGACAAACAATTACGCAAGTGGACAAGGTTCACACCAAGAATGGTCAGCAAGAACCGCTGGTACATGGGGTAACTCATTAGGAGTTTCTATATGTGCGAGTGCTACTGCATATGAACAAAACTTAGGTTCATCTAACCAAACAGTTGGTGAAGACGCAAAGGGTGCAACTGTCATTAAAGTTGATAGTGGTACAGCATTCCAAGTGGGTGACCTTATTTCATTCTCAAGCGCAGATGCTTCATCTGATTCTACTGCTTTCGCTTTTAATAGTGGTGATGAAGGTAACGAGTATGAAATTACTGCAATTAACACTCATGACTTAACAGTTAGATTAAAAGATGACCCAGAAGCAAAAGGTGTACAAGCAATTATACCAGACAATAGCTTTATTCGCAGAAGATGGAGATTCTACGATTTAGTAGATGGGGCGCCTGGACAAACAGATTGGTCAAAACAAAATGGTCGTGCTACTAATGATGAAGTTCACATTGTTGTATATGATACAACAGGAGACCTTAGTGGAAACGATATAGATACTGCTGGAAATAGAACAAGTGCTGTTCTTGAAGTCTATAAAGGACTATCAAAAAATCCAGTAGCAAAAAATTCAACAGGAGCATCCAATTACTATGTGGATGTAATCTTTCAACAATCAAAACAAATTCTTTGGGGAGACCACACAAGTGATGGAACTAACTGGGGTACAGATACAACTTCATCAATGGATAGTATCACAGCTCCTATAGTTGATACACTTAGTGGTGGTACAGATGATTATTCTGTTACAGTCGGAGAACATCAAACAGCATACGAAGAATTTAAAGATTCTGAAACTGTTGATATAAACTTAATTATCGGTGGTAAAACACCAGATAGTGCCTCAGATGGTGATACATATGGTACAATG